TCAACCGCGACGGCGGGCCCAACCATCAGAAGTGCGTCCTGGAGGCGGCGCTCTGCCTGCGCGCCGGGATCGCCGACGAGACTCTGGCCGGCCAGTACGGCGAGCGGGTCGTCGAGGCCGCCCTGCGCGACCGCGATCTCTCGCTGCATCAGTTGCTGGTAGAATGCGCCCGCATGGACGGCATTTCGGTGCCGCGCAGTTTCGGCAACGAGACCATCCGGGCGGCGTTCTCCAGCGTCTCGCTGCCGGGCATCCTCAACAACGTGGCGAACAAGAAGCTCCTCAAGAGCTTCCAGTCCCAGCCGGTCATCGCCACGAAGCTCTGCTCGGAAGGCGAACTGAACGACTTCAAGGAGTCCGAGCGCTACCGGCTGACCGACGTGGGCGACCTGGAGCCGGTCGCGCCGGACGGCGAGCTCAAGCACGGCGGGGCCAAGGAGGAGAAGGCCACGAACCAGCTCAGCACCTTCGGGAAGATCTTCTCGCTGACCCGGCAGATGATCTACAACGACGACCTCGGCGCGTTCCTGAAGGTCCCCGAGGGGATGGGGGCGCGGGCGGCGCGGAAGATCGACCAGCTCTTCTTCACGCGCCTGCTGGCCAACACCGGCAGCCTCTTCTCCGAGGCGCACGGCAACTACAAGGAAGGCGCGGAGACGGCGCTCTCCGGCGACAGCCTGGCCCTGGCGGTGCAGATGTTCATGGACCAGACCGACGCCGACGGCCAGCCGATCAACGTCAGTCCGAAGTTCCTGCTCGTGCCGACGGGTCTGAAGATCACCGCGCGGGAGCTTCTCAACTCGATCATGTTCCTGGCAGTCGGGGCCACGAACAAGCAGCGCATCCCGACGTACAACGCGCTGGCGGACGAGGAGCTCGAGGTCGTCACCAGCCCGTACCTCTCGAACGCCAACTACGATGGCGCGTCGGCAAAGGCGTGGTACCTCTTCGCCGACCCGGCCATCGTCGACACGTTCGAGATCGGCTACCTCAAGGGCCGGCGCACCCCCACCGTGGAACAGGGCGACACCGACTTCGACACGCTGGGGATCAAGTTCCGGGTGTTCTTCGACCTCGGCGTGCGCGAGCAGGACCATCGCGGCATGGTGAAGTTCAAGGGCGAGGCGTAAGCGACCCTCTTTCCAAAGGAGACCTGAGTCATGGCAGTGAAATTCGTTCAGAGAGGCGATGCAGTGGATTACACCCCCGAGGCCGACGTGGCCTCGGGGGACGTGGTCGTCCAGGGGGACCTAATCGGCGTGGCGAAGCTGGACATCAAGGCCAACGCCCTGGGCGCATTGGCCGTGAGCGGCGTGTTCGACTTCCCGAAAGACACCGGCAGCAGCTCGGCGATCACCGCCGGCGCGAAGCTGTACTGGGACGCGGTGAACGAAGTCGCTACGACCGACGCCGATAGCGGCACGAATAAGCTCATCGGCAAGGCCGTCGCAGACGCCGGCGACGACGATGAGACTGTCCGCGTGAGGATGAGCCAGTGATTCCACGGACCATCCATTTTGTGTGGATCGGCCCGGAGATGCCGGAGTGGGGCCGCCGGAATATTCTTGAGTTCCGGCGGCTCAACCCGGACCACGAGGTCCGCGTGCATGGCGAAGAGGTTCTGCTGCCATGCTATCGGGCGCTCTACGATTCGCTGGCTGAACCGGGCGAGAAGTGCGACCTGCTGCGTTACTCCGTCCTGGAGGAATTCGGCGGCTGGTATTTCGACGTGGACTTCTGGCCGTTCCGCCCCCTGGCCGAAGCGGAATCCGCCTGGCGGCTCGACGGCTCGCGCCTGTTCCTGGCCGAGCAGAGCACGCCGGACAAGCGCGACTGGCTCAACGGCGCATGTCTGGCCGTCGGTCCAGGCTGGTCGGGCTGGCCGTTGCTTCGGGAGATGGTGCTCGGCACATCCCACGCCGGTTGGGGCACGTTCGGCCCACGCATGGTGACCCGCTTCGCCCGCGCCCACGCCCCCCTGGTGGAGATCGCTGGGCGCGCCTGGTGGTATGGGCCGGGAACGCAGTGGGCGGGAAAACTCTATCGGTGCGCGGTCGCCGGCAGGATGGAGACGATCCGCCGATTCCTTCCCGACACCGGCGGGCAGCTTCCGTTCGCCATGCATCTGTGGGCGTACAAACACTCCGACAAAATCGCAGCCGACGGCGGCAATGAGCAGCGCGTCGCGCTTCTTTGTGACCGACCGGAGTGGTTTGACGGACAGCAGGCGATCTTCGATGGCATCGAGCAGGGACTGTCCTCGCTTGGATTCCGCGTAGATCGCGTCCTGCGCGAGCGCGGCGCGCTCGCAAAAGCGGCAGACATCCCCGATTTGCTCGTGGTCTGGAATGGCGTGCGCCAGACCGAGGGGGAGATCGTCTCCGCCGCACGGCGTCTCGGCGTTCAGGTGATTCTTCTGGAACACGGCTTCTGGCAGCGCAATCGCTATGTCCAGGTGGACACCGAGGGCACTCAGCACCGGGCGTCATGGGCGCAGCGACTGCGCGAACCAGCCCCGACTGTGGGAGTAGAGAGGCTCGCTCGATTCTACCCCGATGGCGTCAGCCCAATGCGCCCGCGCCGCAAAGGTTATGTCTTGGTCCTCGGCCAAGTCCCCCGTGATTCGCAGTTGTGGGATTCGGAGATTCAGGGACCGCTCCCACTCCAGCGCGCCGTCAAAGCGGCGCTGCCGACCGGCGTGCCGGTTTGTTTCCGCCCGCACCCCCAGTGCAGCAACGTGCGCCTGCCCGCGCACAAGCGCATCCTGCCGACGCTGGCCGACGATCCGTCAGAAGCGCAAGCGTATCGGACGAGCAAAGCGGGAACGGGGCTGGCTGCTGCGTTGGCGAATGCGCGATTCGTCGTGACGATCAACTCCACCGCCGGCAACGAGGCGCTCGCCGCTGGCGTGCCCCTCCTAGCCTTCGGCCCCGCCCTCTACACGATGGCGGGCGTGGCGCGGCAGACGACCGTGAAGACGCTCAAGGAAGACCTCGCCGCGATGCTGAACGGCTGGGTGCCGGAGCAGGCCGCTGTTGAAAACTACTTGCAGTGGTTGGCCGCCCGGCAATGGACGGCTGAGGAACTCGCCCGTGGCGACGCGCTCCGCGACATCGTTTCCGCATGCAGCGTGCCTGCGCAGGCAGACGGGCCTCAGGATGCCAGGGGGGAAAATGTCGCCTGACCTGCTCGAACAGTCCCAGGAGTGGCTTACGTCCATGAACCGAATCTTCCGGTCGCGCCAGGTGGTCTATGCGCGCGGAGCGCAGACCAAGGAGGTGCCGGCGCTGGTCGGCAAGACGGTCTTCAAGGTGGACAAGGGTTATGGGCTGTTCGAGCGGGTCGAGGCGCGGGATTTTCTGATCGAGGCGGCGGACCTGGAGGAGTTTGGCGAGCCGCAACGCGGCGACCGGGTGACGGACACGCTCAACGGCAAAGCGGAACTCTTCGAGGTCATGTCGCCGGGCAGCGAGCCGCACTTCCGCTGGTCGGACCCGTACCGGAAGGTCTTTCGCATCCACACGAAGCATGTAGGAACGGAGTCTCCTGAATGAGCTGCGACACCGAACAGTACAAGAGCGTCTGCAAAGGCGAGTTCCAGGCGATTCACGGCAAGCTGGACAAGCTCGACGAGGCCGTGCGCGGCAACGGTCGGCCCGGCATTCATACGCGCCTCGACCGGCTGGAACGTTTTCAGAACTTCATCTGGTTCGTCTGCGGCGCGGCGATCACGGCGGGAATCGCCGCCGCGATCCGGGCACTGGGAGGTTGAAGCATGGTCACGAACATCGCGCAGGCCGTTGCCGACACACTGAACGAACAGGACTTTTCGGTTCCGTTCACCGCCGAACGCGTGGCGCTCCCGGAATTTGACCTGGCCGCGATGCAGGAGCTGCATGTGACGGTCGTGCCGCGCCAAGTGGACAGCGAAGTCCTGGACCGAGGCCGTGACGCGCATGACGTGAAGGTGGACGTGGCGGTCCAGAAGAAGGTCGCCTCCATCGCCAACGAGGAAATCGACCCGCTTCTGGCGCTGGTGCAGGAGATCGCCGACTTCCTCAACCGCCGCAACCTCGATGGCGCGATCTGGAAGAAGACCGAGAACAATCCGGTCTATTCCCCGGAGCACCTGCGCGAGATGCGGCAGTTCACCAGCGTTCTGACCATCACGTACCGCGTGGTGAGGTAAGCCTCCATGATCGGCATGAAATCGCGTTCAGAGTTTAACGCCGACGCGGTGCGGAGATGCGCCGAGGACGGGTCGTTCCGATCTCTGTCGCACGCGGCCGCCGCAACCCGGTTGACCGCGCGCCGGAGCATCCGGAAGAGCAAGAGCTACAGCGCCCCGGGGACGCCGCCGCACACCCGGCGCGGCCTGTTGCGCGGGGCCATCGTGTACGGCGTGGAGAAAGCCGCCGGACGCGCGCTGATCGGCCCCACGTATGAACGGGTCGGCACGAGCGCAATGGCGCATGAATTCGGCGGCAAGTACCGGAAGGAACGATACCCCAGACGCGCGTTCATGGGACCGGCCCTGGAGAAGGTCGCCCCGCGCCTGGCCGGATTCTGGCAGGCATCCGTCAGATAGGAGGAGCAAACGTGAGCGTGAGACGAGGACTGGACGCAAAGCTGTATCGCAACACCGGCACGTATGAAGCGCCGGTGTGGGCGGAGATCGCCAACGCGAAGGACCTGACGCTGAACCTCGAGAAGGGCGAGGCGGACGTGACCACCCGCGCCAACGACGGATGGCGCGCGACGGTGGGCACGCTCAAAGACGGAAGCATCGAGTTCGAGATGGTCTGGGACACCGAGGACGCGGGGTTCTCGGCGCTTCAGTCGGCGTACTTCGACGACACCTCCGTCGAGCTGGCCGTGATGGACGGCGACATCGAGGAGGCCGGGAGCCAGGGGCTGCGGGCGTCCTTCGTGGTCACGAACTTCACGCGCAACGAACCGCTGGAGGAGGCGATGACGGTCTCCGTGACGCTGAAGATCGCGTACTCGGACAACGCACCCCAATGGATGACTGTGGGAGGGTCATAAGCGCACATGAAAACCTTTACTGACAACGCGGGACGCACCTGGACGGTCGCCCTCAACGTTGACGCGCTGAAGAGAGTTCG